TTAATCCAAATTCCAATAGGCGGTTTCCGCATCATCGCCAAATTCATCCTCTAACCATTGTTCATACGATGGATACTCATAATAATCATCATGTCCGTCATCATAGTCATCATCCCAATGACGTTGGTGATTTTCTGGTTTATGCCACTTTTTAATCAACTTATGTTTTATGAGGTTAATCTCTAATGCGCGTAGATATTCGCCTTCTACGGATAATGTTTTGTCTAGAAAAATATCCTGATTTATTGAGAAGTGATAGAGATTGACAATACACCACAGAACATATTGAGGGGGCTGCGTGATAATCTCTTGAATAGATGATCCTTCATAGTCGCCAAAACCGATTTTATAGTGTCTTTGATAAACCATTAACTTATTTATGTTTTCCTCATCTTCAGTTACAGGTTCTCCTAAAGTCACTTTCCTGAGGTAACTTTCCTTTAAAGTGTTCAGTGTGATGAAATTGTCATTTAAATCGCCAAGTTCTATTTTAGGATTTTCTAATTTTAATTTAGCTATTAAATATATGGCAATTATTCAAAAACAGAGGTTCCTAAAGTCTCCCATCAAGCTGCCATTGTTTATACGCGTGTTTCCAGCAAGGAGCAAGCAGACCACAATTTGAGTTTGGATGTCCAGCGTAAGGCTATTGAAGATTTTGCCCAACGAAGTGATCTGAATATTATCGGATATTTTGGCGGCACTTATGAAAGTGCTAAAACGGATGGGCGTAAGGAGTTTACCAGGATGCTTGAGTTCATTAAAAAGCATAAGGGAAAAGTAAGCCATGTTTTGGTATATACCCTGGACAGATTTTCGAGAACCGGTGGTGCGGCTATCAAATTAGCAGAAGAGTTGCGGGAAAAGTATGGGGTAACCGTCTATGCTGTGACGCAACCGGCAGATACCTCTAATCCGAGTGGTGTGCTGCAACAGAGTATTCATTTTATTTTCAGCCAATACGACAATCAGCTTCGTAAGCAACGGGCGATGGCTGGTATGAAGGAAAAGTTTGATAAAGGGATTTGGGTTACCAAGCCACCACAGGGGTATGATATAGTGCGGACTAACGGGCAACGGAAGATAGTCGTAAATGAGGTAGGTAAGAAGTTAAGGAAGGCTTTTATCTGGAAAGCGGAAGGGATAAAGAATGACGAGATTATTTCCAGGCTTCGTGCGATGGGAGTTAAAATGTATAAGCAACAGCTAACGAAAATATTCAAGCGACCATTTTATTGTGGGGTTATTAATCATGGGCTGTTGGAAGGAAAGATTGTCGAGGGAAATCATGAAAAACTGATCAGCAAGGAGATCTTTCTCAAGGTAAATGACATACATCAAAGTTCAGGAGGATATGGAGTTCCGCATAAAAAGGAACAAGATGAAGTACCGCTAAAGATATTTATTAGATGTGACACCTGTCACCAGCCATTTACAGGCTATGTAGTAAAGGCTAAGGGTCTTTGGTACTATAAATGCCGCACAGAAGGGTGTAAGTGCAATAAAAGCGCTAAACGGATACACGAGTTGTTTGGGCTGCTATTGCACCAGTATCGCGTGGATAATGCACTCATTGGGCCATTAAAATCGGCGTTACTGACAGAATACAATGAAATGAATAAGGAGGGGCTGGAACAACAGATCTTTTTCAACAATCAGCTAAAGGAGATAAATATCAAAATTGACAATTTAGAGGAAAGCCGATACGTGTTAAAGGAAATAAGTCAGGAGACATTTGATAAATTTCATCCCCGTTATATAAAGGAGCAGGAGAACATATTAAAGCAATTGGCCAAATTCACGCAAAGCATTTCGAACCCGGAAGAAGCAATAGAACAAGCCTTATTGCTTTCATGTAAACTCCCTGTAGTATGGAGTTCCAGCGATGCAGGTGCCAAAGAAAAGCTCCAAAAACTCATATTCCCCGATGGAATCGTGTATGATCGCAAAAATGAGTCATTTCGAACTCCGAAAGTCAATACAATTTTTTCCCGGATTGCCCACCTGTCGGGCAATTCCCCCGAAAACGAAAAAGGGACAAATCATACTTGTGATGATTTGTCCCTCTTAGCGGAGAAGAAGGGATTCTCCGACAGTCTATTTCTTTATTGCCTTTATGTTGTTTGTCAATGAATTGTATATATTTTAATTATCTATTTAAATGCTTTACTTCCGGGTTTACTTCCGGGTTTACTGTTGTTTAGTGTTTCGTTATTTCCGCCTTGACTTTGAATACAGCCACAATGTGCTGCCACTTTCTAGGAAATGGCGGATATGTTTCCTGGTCAGGATTATCGCTTTTTAAAACGATATGTGTGTCATCAGTTCCAGCGTAGAGGCGTTTTACGACACCTTCATAGTTTGTATCCACGATATAATATATTTCTCCCCAGTTGATCAATGTTTTGTCTTCCAGTTTACGCACAGCTGCGCGAGATCCATTTTTAAAAGTCGGGACCATCGATTCGCCTACTACCTCTATAGCTCCGTCAACTATTCCTATAAAAGGTATATCTAAAAATTCAACAATTAATTCAGGTTCGTCATTAAACAATGCTATTGTGCCTGCGGAGGCCTTCGTGTTCGTCATCGGTACGGGTTTTTTTTTCGCTTTTAGAGCTATCCTAAATTTTAACGCCCGTGAATTAGAAAAATTGTCGCTTTCATCAGAAAAAGACGAACTGTCGTCTTTTTCGTCAGGCATAAGCCAGTTTTTGCCAAGGTCAGGATATGCTGCCAGGATCATATCCATTGTGCGTTTTAGTGGGGTTCCACTAGGGTTGTTGGTAATTGAGGATAACGTTGTTCTTGAAATACCGGTCTTTTCTGCAAAATCAGTTACGTTAATTTTATTTTCCTCTAAATAGGCTTTAATTCGCTGATTTACACTCATAAAATATATAGTTAAAATAATTATTGACTACTCGTCGTCATTTTTATTTGTTTTTGACGATGGATCGTCGTAAACTTGCATCATAATAGCAAATATACATATCAATTTGACATAAAGATTGCGTAAATGTACGGAAAATTCGACGAAACGACGATTCGTAGTTATAAGTCTAGAAAACAAATACATAAGGAGAGGCGCGAATTGATTGGCTTTATTAGTTCAAAATTACAACATGGCGACTTTAAGACGATAGAGCGACGATTGGGAAAGAGATTGACGAGCAATCGACGAGGCGAGCAGGTAGTGCAGGGCATGTCCTATAATAGTGTTCGATATACCCTAGATCCTGAGCACCCTCTTTTTTGTAAACGTGTAATTGAGGAGGCTATGCAGTTAATTATTGAACGCGAAAGTCAAGAGGATGGGAATGTCGGTAATTGAGTTAAGCAACAATGATCTTATCACGGAATTAAGGCGCTTGCGAATGCACCTTGCTGTCACCAGTAACGAAAGAACAATCATGATTCTAACGGAGGCTGAGAATCGGCTAACCGGGAGTTCTAACGAGCTCCCGGCAAAATTCCCCAAAAAGAAGTTCACAAAACTTCAGACCAAGCAGGAAGCCTTCAATAAGTATTACAATAAATAAAATTTATTAGCGCACTTAGGCGCGAAGCAACAAGAGACGTCTTGAGTAGATCTACATTAAAGATCTACCTAGCTATCTATTGCTCAGAAATTGAGACATAAACATTGACAAACGGGCACGAAGTCTTGTTTCTACAAAACTTCCTTATTACTACGCAAAATGATTATGCTAGAAAAAGTCGCGATCAAAAACGGGGATGAAATCTGTCTTTCGTGTGATGTGAAAAGCATGAAGAGAATTATTCAAGCACGGAAGGGGGATATGGTTAGAGTTGTAGCTATAAGTGTTCCAGCCCTCATTGTCGAGGATCGTTTCGGATATCGTTTTGCCATAAATGAAAAGCAAATAGAAGTTACAAAATAGATAATTAAGAACAAATAAAGATTATATGCCAGCAGAATTCCAAAGACAAAAACGGTATCTATCTCTTAACGATGGGTTAATGAAAGAACGGACCCAGGAGGGTAGTGAACTACGGCACAATAGCCTCTACAACGTTTGGCTTGTGGGGGTTACATACCGCAATGTTGAGAGAGAGGAAAACGGGGTTAGAAAGGTTAAAGGGGAAATTATTCAACTCCACTTATTAGACAGTGTTGACTATTGGATTTTGGAGACTTGGAGTAATAGCGCCTACGCCCGTGCATTTTATCAGACAATGCAGAATATTTATTTTGATCTGCCACTTACGTTTACAACTCGACAAAAGATCGAGAACGGGCGTAAGAAGCCGGCAATGTTTGTTTCTCAGGATGGGTTAGCTCTGAAATGGTGCTATACAAAAGATAATATGCAAGATTGCCCTCCCCTTACTACTTCGACGGGAAGAGATGGCGGGGTGGTGTATGATGATACACTACAGCAGATATTTTTCGCCGGTAAAATTGAGGATTGGCTTCTTCCCTGTCTGTCCAAGCAAGCGAATCCATTCCCTAATCATCCTTTGTATTTGGGAGAGTTTGGCAAGGGTGGGGCTGTGTCTAATTTAGTTCATAATGGAGAGGGCGATGACTTGCCGTTCTAACAACTTTAATATTTATACATGAATAAAATAGCAGTGAAACTTATAGATATATCTGCGATAGCCTCTAGTTCTTTATTGGTTGCTAAAATCATGAATTTCCCAATAATAGAACGTATTGGGTGGTGCTGGATTCTTTTGCCTGCCTGGTTGTTACTGGCTGTGATTTATGCGATACTGATAATGTTAAGCCTGTGCTTTCTTTTTCCTGTGGTTAAGAGTTTGCTTTCAGAAATCAAGTTTCTATTTAGGCGGAGAGTGAAAACAAAATGGCAAAAGCTGTATTCTCAAAATTAAAATTTAATGAACATGCGTAGTGCGACACGAAGCAAGGCGTCTGCTTTTTTATCAACTCTGTATGCTAAATGTATGTCTGGGTCCCCTTTTAAAATGGGCGAAGTGACTAAACTTATTCGCATCTCTTCCAACGCGCCAACAATTGCCGCACGTAATGGATTTGCTAGGCGGGTTAAATATGTCGGGGATCAAGGGTATGTATGGGAGTGGCTACGGCCGACTTCTCCTGACAATGATATGGTGACAGAGTTCATTGATGCTGTTGCGGAATATACTAACGATCGTAAACCTCAAACTAGCAGTGGAGGTGAAAGTATTGGTCAGCCGGGGAAACAAACGTTGATAGGTTTCAGTAAGCAGTTAGGGATGGTGGAAATGAAAAACGCTGTGGCTGAAGGTTATGTCGATTTGGATGCAGATAATTTGTTAAGAATTGCAACTGATGTAATCCTTCCCATAGATGAAAGTTCTGTTGCCCAAGAGCAAGATCTAATACCTCGATATATTGCGGCTCGTTTGGATGGAATAGACGTCAAAGTCAACGACATATTGCAGTCGATTTCGAAGCGTCGTAGTATCTGGGATTGGTTAAGTTCGAAATCTAAATAGACGCTGCATAGAATGGCGAAAACATGTAATGCCAGTTCGTGCATTGGTCCCGTGTTTAGCAAGGGTTTTTGTAGGTTTCATCAATATCTGCGAAACGATAAAAAAGCAAAACGGATCCGGCAATTTAGCATTAAGAGGGAAAGGATTAATAGAAGGGAGTATCAGCCCCAAGCTAGGCAGTTCGTAATAGATAATCCTGTTTGCAATATCCGTAGTCCCGTCTGTAGTTATCATGCAGAGTGTGTTAATCACAGAAAGGGGAAAGATACCATTAAACTCTTGCTAGATATGTCATTTTGGGAGGCTTCCTGCTTTCTCTGTAACAATTGGATTGAGGCTAATCATCAATGGGCGGTTGACCGTGGACATAAACTTTCACGACTTACAATTCACTAATCAATGTACATCGAGGCTACAAACGAACAGAAAAGCCACGGTATTAGGATCCGAATATGTAAATATGGATACTTTTTACCGGCTGGCAAATGGGAATGTATTGCCCTGTCTTTTTTTAAATGGCATATACATCTTTACAGGAAAAAGAGATTTCGTGACCAGTGGCCGTTGGCCCACTAATGCATACGAGAGTGCCGGAAAGCAAATAGCCAGAAACGTTTTAATGACTAATAGACTATGTATAGACCAAGTGCAAAAGGTTATTTCAGCGGTGTAGGAGGTATGGAGCTAGGAATGATGTTTGCCGGAGTGAATGTTGTTCAGTCTCTGGACCTCGATGAAGAAGCCACGGCGTGTATGCTAATGAATGCCCAATATTTTCAACATCCGGTATTGACACAAGATATTAGAGAGATTACAGTATTAGGGCAAAAAAGCACCGACATTATTGTTGGTACGTATCCCTGCACTAAATATAGTACTGGGGCGGATATTCATAATGCCCGTACGGGTGAAGATTTGTTTCTTCATTTTTTTAGACACGTAGCCATCGAGCAGCCGGAAATGTATATCATCGAAAATGTTCCGGGAATGAGAAAGTTCAAGGTGGTTATGGAGGCAATGACTCAATTGCCAGGTTATTACGTTAATATCTTTTGCCCTGTTAATGCAGCATTATGGCTCCCGCAAGAAAGGAAAAGATTGATCCTAATTGGTACACGCAAGCCGTTTATGGTGTCGGCTCCTGCTCAGTCGTTTCGTCGTCCAAAGATTAAAGATATACTTGAGCCTGACGTCCACATTGATTTGCAAGATTATGTGATATCACGAATAAAAGGCAAGTACAGGGACAAGCCGATTATTGTAGATCCTGAGAATGAGCGAGCCATTGCGCCTACCTGTGTAGCGCACTATTCCAAAGACCAAGGCACGAGGATGGTTAAGGATAGGTCTTCGCCATATGGGTTACGTCCCTTTACCATTCGTGAGTACGCTAGGCTCCAAGGTTTTCCGGATGATTTTATTTTCCCGAATAAAATGAGCTCCTACCGGCTCATTGGGAATGCTGTAGCGGTTAACATGGGCGAATGGGTTGGTAGAGAGGCAATGAGATACTTTAACTGATATCGTTGAAACTTCTTTGTTGGATACGCCTAATCCCATTTTAAAACACAATTGTAAAAAGACGAAATGAAGAAAGTCACATTTAATTCTGAGGGTAGAAACCACTCGGAATTCGCCGCCGTGCGTCCCTATAGTACCAAGCCTGTTATCGAGTCGGAATTTTTTGATACAGAAAAGCGATACTATAAACTTGAAGATGGCCGTGTCTTCGATGCGGACCTGTATGATAAGAATTATAAAGTAGTAAATAAAAAAATTCACAGAAAGGGATACAAGGGCGAGAATGCATGTAAAAAGATGGCTGCAATTGCCTGTGTAATTGTAGTGTTTTCCCTTTCTGCTTGTACAGTGGGCGGCAATAAGGACGCAATCAAATCTGTTGTAGATAGTTCAAAATATCTTGAAAAGATCGCATCAGGTCTAAATGATCCTAAGGAGCTTTTTTCAACGGCTATGCCGGTATTTCGAATTCATTGTAGGGCTGGAATGGAATTTAAAGGCGCTTGTCGCTGGTAGTGATTAAATATTATTAGACCCGTACTTATATAACAAAATCAATAATGGCAGCAGATACAACTTTTTGTTTTACGTTTTACCCTGGTGATTATCTGAGAGACACGAACTGCCTGAGTCCTGCGACTCAGGTGGTTTATGACCGGATGATGTGCGAACATATGCGTAACACATGTATAACACACGAACAACATGGCTTTTTCACGCGCAAGTTAACAGATGAGGAAAGGATGGAGCTCAATCAAGTTTTGACAAAGGTTGATGGAGGTTATTTGATTGCTTGGATAGCTGATAGTATAGCAAAAAAGCGTGCCTATAGTGCCTCTCGTGCCGAGAATAGAGCAGGTAAAAAAAAGATAAAAGGCAATAACATATGTGAATCATATGATTCACATATGGAAGATGAAAATGAAAATAGAAATAGAAAGGGAAATAGTAAAGAGGGAATAGGGGGTGTGGGGGAAAAGGGAGAAACGTTTTCCACTAATTCAAATTTTTCCAATTCGAAGGATATTTTCATTGTGCCGGAAATGATTGGAATTTTCAAGCAGCATAATCCTGGTTATGTCAAACAGACTGAAAAAGACTATCCGGCAGCCCGCAAAATAGCTGAATTGATTGCAGATGAAGAGAGCGTTCACCTTGAAGAGGAAAGTGGGTTTCTCGTTGTCAAAGATGTATGGGAGACTATCGTCACATTTACGGCGCAGGATTCGTTTTATAAAAATTTTTCCCTCTCACAGGTGGAAAAACATATCCAATCGATCATTTTGAAGCTACGGAATGCGAGGGAGGAAGTAGTCGACGGTCCGGTTGCCGGTGGTATGATAACGCACAATCTTAATGCGGCCGCGCTCGCAATGCAGATTTTAAGGAGTAAGCGCAGTTAACCCTTTACCTCTCGGGGCAATGACTAAATTTTAACAGGAACTTAAAAATGGTTAGCAAGTGATTTCTGTAAACGGTGGAAATGTTTTGAATTATCCGCAAATAATTTCAAATCTCGAGGAGGAGTATAAAGATTTGTATGATCGTGCCGAGGCCTTGAAAAGACGTAATCTTAAATCAAACGATGTAGAAAGGGCCTGTGTGCGTAAATGGTTTGAATTGGAGCGTTGCCGTGATGATTACAAGAATTATTTGGTTGACTTGGCAAATAAAATGTGTTTTTATATCCCCTCCGTAGGTTCGGTTCTAACATTGCGTGAACCGTTACGTCATAATGGAGTTAAGGTTTTTGGCGTTGGTGATAAAGTCACAGTATTGGGTGTTGAAATAAGGGCAGGGGAAACTGGGTGCACTGAAGACGTAGGTGGACAGCGCCTCTATTCGGTGGAAATTAGTGAATTGCCGGGCGTGGATCTCTTGCCGAGCATTTTTTTAGAAATTATTGAAGCGCAAAAAAATAGACAACTTGTATGAATAAGCTGGTAAAACGGGATTCCATGCCCTTAGCGGTTCTTGTACAGCGCAATAGGGAGCTAAATTGGAAAGCAGCTGAAGTGCTGGCTCCGGAACGTCGTAAGATGGTTGAGGCAGGCTTGTCTGCAAAAATAATTGATAGAGAACAGGAGGAAGTGGAGACTGAATTGATTACAATCATTACGTCAACATATTCTATCGCCGGTCAGAAGGCGGACCCAGGGACATTAGCTATTTACGCATCGGAGTTCTATGGTAGACTGATAGAAGTGTATCCAAGGGTAACCATTGACGAAATTCGGCAAGCGTTGCGGAACGGCGTTTATGATGAGTATGGAGAATACTTCGGGTTAAATGTTAAGACATTTATTTTTTTTATAAGATCCTATATCAATAGCGATGCGCGCCGAAAAGCTGTAGAAGAATGGTCTGCGTCTCGGGAACGTCTTTCTGAATCGTTGCCGGACGAACGTAAAAACATCCGAGCAAGCGCCAATTATAGTAATGAGTTGTATTTCTTGTTTTTGGCAGGTAAATTGGAATTCGATCTGATACCCGCATTCCTCTACGACTTTATGTCTCGTGTTGGGATACTTCAGGACGAATTAAATGTAACACGTGCCGGGAGCTATTACTACACAGTATTAAATAATGACCGGTCACGGTTTGTAGCCAACATTTTGCATGACGGGAAAGAGAGAGAAAGAAAATCCGCAATTATCATGGTAGCAAAACAATTTGCAATATGGGATTTTTTTCAACGATGTAAGGATTGGCGTCGCCGAGCTATATTTTTAAAGTACGCTATCTGATTTTTTTCCCAAAATCTCATGGTAGTATTCAAAGAGGGCGGGCGTGATCACCTGCCCTGTATTTTATCGTTTTAAATATACACAACATAGATTTCTACCGGCTTTTCCCCATTTCTTTCTATGATAAAGTGTTTATTGCCGGTATGTTATATAGGTTCTGTGATTGGCTTAACGTTAGTAGGAATGCATACTGTAAATGTTGTACCTTGGCTTTCTTCACTATCAACAGATATCATCCCGTTGAGAATCTCCATATTTCTTTTGCATATTGCAAGTCCAAGTCCTGTACCAGGGACGTTATAATCGAGTTGCTGATATGGCTTAAATATTTTCTTCAAGTCCTTTTTTGCAATGCCACATCCCTGATCCTCCACTGATATAAATAGGTAATCTTGTCTGTTACCGGCTCTAACATTAATCTCCCCTCCGGGACTAGAAAACTTTATTGCATTCATAATGATATTTGAGAATACTATGGATAATTTAGCCATATCACTTCTTATTATAACTGGGGCGTCCTCAGAAATTGAGGCAAATATTTTTAATTGTTTGGCGGCCGCCGGAACCCGATAGCCGTTAACTTGGGAACTGAGCCATTGTCTTATATCAATTTCCTCTAAAATAATGTCTAGGGCCGTCCTGTTGAATTCTAAAATATTTCGGTTCAGCCCGTGCAACATATTACATGCGTAACGCATAAGTTCCATCGCCTGTTTGTTTTCTATTGAAAGTTCGTCGTAGTTGATGAGGTCGAGGCCGCTTGTGATGTTTGCTACTATGTTATTTGTATCATGCGCCCATGTCTCAATGAATTCTACATAATGCTTTTCTGAATATTGATCGTAGATATTACCTAAGTGCTTCCTTGCAATTTTTGTATTGGGATATTTTGACCTCATTTAAATTAATATTTAATCAGTTATATATATCTGCTTATATAGGGTCTATATAAAGACGGTGTATTTATATGATGGTACTATTTTAACGGTATGCTTATTGAATGGACGTTATATAAGGGAATTTAATAAATGCACATTCTGTATGTTTACCGGGTAAACAATGGAGCATAATGAGTGATATTAACCAAGATGGATTTCAACATGTGAATGATTTCGCTGCGAAAGTGGCCGAACGGGTTAAACAATTACGTAAAAAAAAGGGGTATAGTAACCAGGAACATTTTGCTTGGGATCATGGGTTGAGCCGTAGCCAGTATGGGAAGTGGGAACAGGGTGCAGACATGAGGATTTCTTCCTTAGAAAGGCTTTTTAACGCATTGGAAATAACCCCTCGGGAGTTTTTCAGTGAGGGGTTTGAGTGAGTTATTAAACATTTAGTTTTTTATATATACCCGGTTCTTGCTACCGGGTTTTTTTATTTGCGCATGCTAATTCGTGTTTCGCCTCAAATGTTAAATTCCCAATTCATTGTTAGAACTGCTTTCGATATTGAGTTGTGAAAACTATATATCTGTTTCTGATTGTATTCCAAAAGGATATATATACCTAAATAGTAAAAATTTTAGCATATATATTGTTTATAGTCCGTTATATTATTGTAAAACAACTGGTTATATGATAATCGGTGATACTGCATAAAATGCATTGAAATGACTAAATAAATTAGTAAAAATTTCAAAAAATGAAATAAAATTACCGTTTGTGTATTTTAATTTGTACATTTGCATTATTATTTTACTTTTATGAGAGTATTATCTAGATCAACAATTATTGAATATGCTAATGAGCATCCTGATTCTACAGATCCTTTACTGAGATGGTACAGATTGACCTGTGAGGCAGCTTGGAAACAGTTTCAAGATATTAAAGACACGTTCGGTAGTGTAGACTATGTGGGAGATGATTTGTATGTGTTCAATATTAAAGGAAACAGGTATAGGCTAATAGCTCGGATATTTTTCGGCAAGTCACTTGTATATATAAGATTTTTCGGTTCGCATGCAGAATACGACAAATTAGATGTGTCAACTTTATAGTATAGCCCTTTCATTTATTGAGTTACAGTAAACCCCAAACCACCCGAAATGAGTACAAAGACCTCTAACGAAACCGACGAAGCTTGAAGTAAAGTAGAGCCTCGTGGTAGGTGTTCCCAAATTTTGACCTTAAACAATTTGGGCCCAATGTACACATGGGTATTTGTGTAGTAATCTGGATAAACATGAAAAAAACACCAACTTCCCTTGTACTCTCAACTGAGAGGGAGTATAAAGAAGTCATGGAAAGGATTGACTTCTTAATGAGGAAAGGGGAAAGAAATCTCAATGAAGCAGAATCTCAGGAACTTGATGTCATCGCAATCGCAGCAGAAAATTATGAGAAAAGGCATTACCAATTGCCAATGCCTCAGTCTCTTGAAGAAATGATCGAACTAAAGAGATTCGAGAAAAGAATTAAGCAGAAAGAGCTCGCTCGGATTCTCGAAGTTACTGAATCAAAGCTTTCTCAAATTCTTAACAAGAAAAGAGAGCCGGATATTCAGTTCATTAAGAATGTTTACATGAAACTCGAAATAGATGCAAAATTTATCTTGGATCATGTATAGTTTGAAATAATCAATACACCATAAATGAAAGACATAGCTTGCTATGTCTTTTTTTATGACTATAGAGGTTTGTTATTGCTGTGCTGCTGGAATGCAAGTTATAATTGTCGTTTTAAAATTCATCCCGCCAAATTATTCAAAATGGTCAAGTGAATTGCTTTTTGCAATAATCCACAAAGTGTTGATAAAATTTCTATTGGAATTACATAGAAGCATCATACTATTGCTCTGCATTCGCAAGCGCTCCGTGTTTATTTAATACTTCCCTCTATGATAAGAGTAGAAACACGCGATGCTATAAGAAGTATCAACAATCTGGCTGTTAAATTATCGCCACAGCAAACAAAATTGGCCCTCTCCCGTTCAATAAACCGTACCCTGACGCAGGGAAGAACGGTTGCACGTAGAAAAGTCGCACAACAGTATAACATTCCACAGGCTGTACTATCTAACGTTATTCAGTTAAGTCGTTCTACTTCAAATACGCTAACTGGGCATTTGCTTGCGGACGGTAAGCACATTTCATTAATAAATTTTAAACCGAAGTTTGAAACTCCGACGAAATCGATTCGAGGGAAACGGCGCGGCGGTAATGTTGTTCGTGCATTTAAGCGAAGGAAAAAGAAAGTTGCAAAGGGGACGGTTGAAATTAAGCCTGGGGAAAGAATTGAATTGCCCTATGCATTTATGACCCCTCGTATCAGCGCAGTTTTTGCAAGAGGAAAGTATGGATCTAGGGGGTTCGAAAAACGCTTTACCCGTGATAAAAGTAGCGGAAATGATTTACCCATACAGGCATTGGTTTCTGTATCTGTACATACCGCAGCATTAACTCCAGAGTCTAGGGAGGCTGTTCTATCCAAGATTGACGCCGTATTCCCGCAAGAGCTTAACAGAGAAATAAGTTACAGAATAAGCCAGCTGAATAGGTGATAACTATCTACTTACTCAAATTATCTCACAACTATATAAGATGTTTTACCCGGTCTCAACTCTGTGCCATTGTGGTCAGTGTCATAGGAGATAAGTTTAGAGACTTATGCCCCCTACCCTCTGGGTCCTTCCCTGACAATAGTCTTGCGGGCGGGCACAGCCGCGAAACTTCGTTAGGGTTAGAGTTTTTTTTGGTTGACAACTTCAGTAATAATAAATGGCAAAAATAAGAAAGGAGAAGCCCGTCAGTACGGGGGGAGAGCAAAATGATGAAACCGTGGAAAAACGGTACATAACCGCGAAAATTTCGGATTTGGTTATAGATAATCGGAACGCGAATCGGGGGACCAATTTAGGGCGGGAATTGCTTATGAAGTCGGTTTCAAAGTATGGTGTAGGGCGTGGCGTCTTGGTGGATAAGAATTTGAAATTGATAGGCGGGAATCATACAGTTAAGGAGTTGGAGCGCCAGGGATTTACTGAGGTTGTTATTGTTCCTACTAGTGGTAATACATTGGTTGTTACTCAGCGAATAGACATTGATAAGGACAGTAAGGAGGGGCACGAGTTGGCTATTGCAGACAACCGAGTTAACCAGGCTAACCTTTCGTTTGACATTGATGTATTGTCAGACCTTAGTACGGAGTTCGACTTGGATTTAGACAGTATGGTTATGGATTTGGATGAACTTTCGTCGTCTCTTCAGATGGTGGATGATGGGCCTTTAAAAAAGCCATCCAACGCAAAAGCTACCGGTGCCGGGGATAATATGGAGGCGTCAGAGGGTGCGGGCGGACCAACTTCATACTCGCTTATTGTTGCGCTTAGTGATGATATGCGGGAGCGCCTGGATGAATTTAAAGAGGCTCGTGAGATCTCTTTAGATAGTGAGGCTTTTTATTTGATGCTTAAAATGGTTACTGAATGATAAAAGGGCTTTTAATCCTTTATGGGTGTGTACTGTGGTACTTAATAAGTTTTTGTGGTGTGTGTTTTCTTTTCTGGCATTACGAAAGGTTTGATTTCGCGTCCGGAGTAATGGCGTGTACTTCTGCTAATCTTATTTCCCGTATACCACTATTGTTTGTTCCATCTGAAAATTGATTTGTTAAGATATGGCAAGGCCCGCACTAGAAAGAGTTTCCCAAAGAGAGTACGCCCGCAGGTTGGGGGTGAGTAATGAGGCGGTGAGCAAAGCGGTAGCAAAGGGATGGATAAAAAAGGGATGGGATCCAAAGGAAAAAAAAATTATTGTATCTCATGCCAATGCCGAGTGGGGGGAATTGCATCTTCAACAACAGGCAAAAAATATAGTTCCTGGTCCTGCACCATCTACGAATAATCATGATGATGCTATCCCTCATAACGATTCGGGCACGCTAAGTAGCAATACAAGCTATGCCAATGCGAAGAGAGTAAAGGAAATAGCGCAGGCACAGTTGACGGTATTGGATTTGAAAAAGAAAAAGGGGGAACTCGTGGAGAGAGATCTTGTGTACAAGCAACTTTTTAAACATGGACAAATACTGCGTACTGTTTTAATGGGTATTCCTGATAAGTGTATTGATGATATTATAGCAGCCAAATCACGTTCTGAGGCGCATTTGGTTATGACGACGGCGCTGCATAATGCACTGGAAGCGGCCACAAGTAAGCAGATAGAATTGATGAATGAATAGCCTATGGAGGTAGCAATGGAATTCGATGCAATTAGAGGTTTTATTGACGGGTTGAGGCCAGAACAGCGCATGACAGTTACAGAATGGGCCGACACTCATAGATGGCTGGATAGTAAGGCCGCAGCTGAGCCCGGGCGGTACTCTAGTAGTAGAACTCCTTACTGGATTGAGCCAATGAACTTGCTTTCCGTCACCACCATTTTCCGAAAGTTAGTAATAATGAAGGCGGCGCAGGTGGGGGCTACAGAGATCTTATTGAATTTTATTGGGTATTTGATTGATATGGCCCCGGGTCCAATCCTGGGGGTTATGCCTACTATGGACACTATGGAACGAAATTCAAAGGGGCGTATTGCTCCTATGATCGAAGCGTCACCGCGTTTGCGGAGCAAGATAAAGGACAGTAACAGTAAGAACAGCGGAAATACAATCAACAATAAAGAGTTTCCTGGTGGAGTGCTGGCGCTCACTGGTGCCAACTCGGGTGCGGGGTTGCGCTCTATGCCGGTAAGGTATTTAATGTTGGATGAGGTGGACGGTTACCCGATGGATGTTGAGGGAGAGGGTAGTCCTATCGGACTCGCGGAACAGCGCACCGCTACGTTTAGTAATCGTAAGATACTTGAAATAAGTACTCCTACAATTCAAGGTCTTTCTATCATTGAAAACGAATTTCAGCAGACAGACCAGAGGTATTATCATGTCCCTTGTCCTCATTGTGGCGGAATGCAGTCGCTAAAATTCAACCGGCTGCGGTGGACGCCCGGGGTATTCGAGGATGCGGCGTACCTCTGTGAACATTGTGAAGAGTTGATTCAGGAACGGTTCAAATCTCAGATGTTGGAACGGGGGCGGTGGTATGCTTCAGCTCCGGAAAAAGCAAATAGGTATGTTGCCGGGTTTCATTTGAGCGCATTGTATAGTCCTTACGGCTGGAAGTCCTGGGGGGAAATTGCGGAGCAGTGGGAGAAGGCACAAGGGGACGACACGAAGTTGAAACAGTTTTACAATACTGTACTGGGGGAAACTTGGAAGGAAAGAAGTGATGCGCCAGAATGGGAGAATATCAGTCGTAGGGCGGAAGATTACCCGCATAATACGTTGCGTGATGGGGTTGTCTTTTTGACCGCTGGCGTAGATGTGCAGAAGGATCGGTTAGAGCTCGAAATTGTAGGGTGGATGCCGGGGTTTAAGTCTCACCAAGTGGATTTCAGGGTATTACTTGGGGACATTGAGAAAAAAGAGGTGTGGGCGGAGCTGGACAAAGTAGTACGTGAGGTTTGGCCTTTAGCGAATGGGGCAGGCTTGCCTATTCGTTTAATGACGATAGATACCGGTTATCAGGCTAATATCGTGTATAGATGGGCGAAGAAACACGGATTTTCAAAAGTTGTACCCATTAAGGGCAGCGAATCACTACAGAATTATTTCTCTCCACCGCGTGCTATCGATATTGTAAAGCATGGGAAGAAAGTTAATAAACAAAAGGTTTGGCATGTTGGGGTAAACTTCATAAAGTCTGAGGTTTATGCGAACCTGCGTCAGGAAATCGACATAGAAACGGGAACAGTACCAGATGGATATTGCTATTTTCCTAGGCGAGATAGCCACTATTTCCGTGGATTGACAGCGGAGGTGCAGGAGGTTGTAAGAAATAGACGGGGCTACTTGCAATATATCTGGAAAAAAAAATATGAACGAAACGAGCCACTGGATTGCAGGGTATATGCACGGGCCGCAGCGTCTATTTGTGGCGCGGATAGATGGACGCCAGAAAGATGGCGAAAGGAGGCTGAAGGGATACAGGTGATGCCTCATTCTGTTCAGGAAACAAAGATTGCATCCTTGCCTATTAAGAACATAAAAAGGGCAAGGGCAGAGAATAAAACATCATTTTGGAATCGATAAATAAAAGTTTGATGGCAGTTATTACTTTCCCATTAATGCAGAAACCTATAGAGCAGCGTATTATTGATGCTGCGTGTATTTATTGGGATCTCGATTGCGATTTTTTTCATTACAAGGGAGAAAGTGGCGGCGCTCGCAGAAAGGGACGTACGAAGAATTCATCTTCGGCGGCATCCTATAAAAAGTCTATTGTATACTATTTGTTAAAGGAGAAGACGGCATACAGTTACCCGGAATTGGCTCGAATATTTAATTACATAAGCCACATGCCGGTTATAAGATCGGTAGAGACAATCGCATGTCAGAAAGATATTTATAAACAGATAAAGACGGACCTATCCAGTATTGAAGCTATTGCGGATAACTTAGCTGCCAGATTTGAATTAGTCAATATAAATATTTCCCTTTCAAATGTTATCTAATGAATAGTATTCCTTATACCGAACAACATTTTAAAACCTTGTCCGAGGCGTATGCGCAAGGAGTATCTATTGTGCAATATGGAGATAAGCGGATAGAGTACCGCAGTAAAGAAGAAATGCGTGGTATCCTGTTGGAAATGGCCGATGCATTGAATAAGAAGAGGCCACACCGTCGGCGTCAAATGTCATTCACAAAAGGATTGAAGTAATGAATTTATTGGAAAAGGCAATTGCTGTGGTGTCCCCGTCTTTGGCGTTACGGCGGGTGTCTAATCGTGCGAAATTGCAGGTAATGGATAGCCATGTCCGCCGGTATGAAGGGGGAGCCTATGGGCCGCGGTTCAGTAGTTTTGGCAGTGCCAGGATAGAAAGCACGAATAAAATGATTGCGCGTGACCGTAGGAATCTGGTTGCCCGTTCTCAGCACCTGTCGAACAATAGCCCATATGCCAGGCGTGCCCCTAAGTTGATCGCGAACAATGTAGTAGGAACGGGTATTGTACCCACGTTCACAAGCGGTTCTAAAGGGAGTAAGCGTAATGTAGAGAAAGTCGTTTCAGCTTGGGAGCAATGGGCGAAAAAGTTAAGGTGCGACTACGACGGGAATTTTAACTTTTATGGCCTACAGAAGTTAGCAATGCAAAATGTCGTGGTAGATGGTGAGATTATAGCGATCCGCAAGCGGGTAACGTCTAAGGAGAATAAATTCGGTATTCAAGTTCTTATGTTGGGAGGGGAGTATATTGATACCACAAAACACACCTATGCAGGCGGGGCCTACCAGTCTGGGGGCTATGATTACTATGGTATCAAATACGATGAGAAGAATAAGCGTGTGGGGTACTGGATTTATGACCGCAATCCATTAGACGGAAACACGAAAAGCACACTGATACCTATTGAAGACATAGCGCATGTGTATGAGGTAGAGCGCCCGCAGCAAAATAGAGGGGTGCCCTTCTCTGCGTCCACGCTTCTCACCCAAAAAGACGGGGACGATTATGCCGATGCGGAGTTGCTAGGGAAAAAGGCCGCAGCCTGTATGCCGGTTTTTGTGACGAATGCGGACCCGGAGCAGGTGGCTGATGGGGAGGATGACAGAATAGAGCATTTGGAGCCAGGTACAATAAATTATCTACGGCCCAATGAGCAGGTTACTATAGCTCAACCCCCACAGAATCCAGGGTATTCTGATTACATGAGATCAATTAACCGTGCCGTAGCTACTGGATATGGGGTTACCTATGAACAGCTTACGGGTGATCTATCTAATGTTAATTTTTCATCTGGGCGAATGGGAAAGTTAGAGTTTCATAGAAATGTTGATGATTGGCAGTACATGTTGTTGATTCCAAAACTTTGTGAGCCTGTTTTGGGGTGGTTCCTTGAAGCGTGTGAAATTGCAATTGGGGTTGGTGTAACTGATAATATCGTTATTAGTTGGACCACGCCGCGTAGGGAAATGATAGATCCGGTAAAGGAAACAAATAGTTTGAAGGAGCAGAACCGGGCGGGATACAAATCATGGCAGGAAGTTGTAAGAAGTCAGGGGGACAACCCGGACGTAGTATTTAATCAACTGGTTGAGGATCAAAAGAGGTTTGAAGCGGCGGGGTTATCCCCTGATTGGACACCTGCCTTTCAACAGAAAGTAATGCAGCAGAATGGGAAATCGAGATCTGGGAGCAGGCCGGGTGAGTGGGAGGCATAATAAGTACGGCGCAAAAAAGATAGTTATAGATGGTATACGCTTCGCTTCCACAAAGGAGGGAATGCGTTATACCGTTTTGCGTTTAATGCAACGGTGTGGGGAAATTACTGATTTAAAGTTGCAGCCATCCTTTGCCCTGGTCGTGGATGGCTATAAAATCGCCACATATAGGGCAGATTTCTCCTATTACGATATGGGCGGCAATTATATCGTTGAAGACGTAAAGGGAGTTAGAACGCCTGTATATAGGCTTAAGAAGAAACTAGTGCATGCACTGCATGGGATCGAAATAAAAGAGACATAGGTTATTTTCTGTTTATAAAGTTGTACCCCGCCGCGGCATTTTTGTCGCATTATGAGCCGCACAGAGAAACAGACCGAAAAATTTTATAGTCGCGCGTTGGTTGATTCCGCCAGCATTGTCGAGACGGAAGCCGGTGAGCGTTTCTTTGATGTGGTATTTGCCACAGAAACACCTGTTTTTCGTAAAGCATGGGAGGAAAGTTTTAACGAGATCCTATTGTGCGAAAAAAGATATATCCGAACTGGAAGGCTTGACGAAAACGCTGTCCCATTGCTGGACAATCACGACCGTTACACGGGAGTGCTTGGACAGTACGGCAGTGTTGTTTCTTATGAGATTAAAGATAGGCAGTGTCGCGCTACGATTCGATTTAGTACCCGTGAAGATCTTACAGGTATTTGGAATGATATAAGGGCGGGAATTATCAAGTCTATTTCAGTAGGATATAATGTTTACAAGTATATACGGGAAGTTTCGGCTGAAGATAAAGCCATTCCTAACTATAAGGCGGCTGATTGGGAGCCTATTGAAATTTCCCTTGCACCTGTTCCTGCTGATTTCCGTAGCAAAATAAGGTCCGACGAATACGGCGGGCACAATATCACAATAGAAAATTACTCACTCGTAAAAAATACCCGCACAAATATGGAAGGAGAAAATGCCCCGGTGACAGAACCGGTACAGAACACAATGCCAGCAACCCACGCTACTCGTATAGCTGATCCGGTTACGGCTCCTGCACCTACTGCTGCGCCCACGGAAAGTTCCGACCAGATGCGCGCAGACGGCATTGCTAGTGAACGAAAGAGAATTATCGATATAAGTAATGCAGTAAGGGCTGCCGGGTTGCCTATAGAGTTTAGCCAGACGCTGATTAATAACGGTACCCAAATTGATGCAGCCCGTGCTGTCATTATTGATGAGTTAGCGAAGACAGGTAATCCTGTTAGCGGTGGCCCTAGTGCTTCAGCCCGTGGTGATGAAAATCAGTTAAGGCGCAAGCATATGGTTGATGGGATTATGCACCGAGCAATGCCTGGTTCTGTTAAAGATCTGAGTGAGCAGGCCCGTGAATATCGCCATCTTAGTCTATTGAATTTGGCGCGTCATACACTTGATGTGAATGGTGAAAAGGCTTATAGGCTTTCGGATGCGGAGGTAGTTACCCGCGCTTTTGCAACAACCGATTTCCCTGATCTGCTTAGTAATACAACAGAGAGATTTTTGCGCTATTTCTATGAGCAGCAAAATTTTGCTTGGAAGCAGTTGGCCGCGGCTAAATCCAATAAGGATTTCAGGACTAGCACAGGCGTTGCTGTTGACGGTAAGATTACATTCGACAAGGTTGGCGAGAATGGAGAATTTAAACATTCATCCCTGATTACGAATGATAAGGCAACAACCAAGTTGCAAACATTTGGAAATGTAATTTCCATCGGTAGGCAAGCTATTATCAATGATGACCTGGATATTTTTAAAGAGCTGCCCAAGCTGATAGCCCAAGGCGCCGGGACACTGCAAGCTAAAATGTTTTGGGATCTGGTTACGGGTAATGCAAAAGCTGCTGACGGTAAGGCGTTATTCCATGCTGACCATAATAATCTTGCGTCGGGTGCAGCCATCGGTGCGCCGTCAATTGATACTCTGAGTGCGGGACGTGTTGCAATGTGGCGTCAAACTACGCCAACGGGCGGATTCCTGGCAGTAAAGGCTAAGTACTTCGTAGTGCCTGCGGAATTGGAAACGAAAGCGGAGCAACTTATGGCAGCAATTACAGCTAATGAAGTAGCTAAGGTCAACGGTTTTACTGGCAAGTATGAAATTCTCGTAGATCCGCATTTAACGGATCCTAAAGAGTGGTATTTGGCAGCTGATCCAAACGAGGTTGAAGGCATTGTATATGCATATCTATCTGGTCAGGAAGGTTTGAATATCGACAGTATTGTAGATCCAAAAAAGCAAACAGTTGACACTGTTTCTTCACTGGATTTCGATACCAAAGTCTGGGGTTATCGTGGATGGTATAAAAATCCTGGCGCTTAATCTGACTGATAACAACATTTAATAATTATCCCGGCGCGGTCGGTCCCGGGAAATTTAAAATAAAATAATGAGTACCAATTTTAGACACTCATCCCGTAGTATTCAGATTGTTGCGACGGCAAATGTAACAGGCGGAAGCTTGCAGATTATTGGAGGGCTGGTTGGCGTTGCAGAGAGTAGCGTATTGGCTACCGAGCTGTATACGCTGGCTCTTGAAGGTGCTTTCACTGGCTTGCCTAAAAAGACCGGTGAAGCGTGGGCTGTTGGCGATATGGTTTATTTCGATGATGCGACCGATTCGTTAACAAAAACTGCGAGCACTAACGTTTGGGTAGGTTATGCGGCGGAAGCCGCAGCCCTTGCAGATAGTGTTGGCTGTGTATTGCTGAAACAATAATTCCTATACTCCTATAATAGCGCTGGTTTGGGTTTCTTTGATGCATACATGAGGACCGCTTTTGATGTTGTTACGACTGCGATGGGCTGCACGGCTACATGGATTCCATCTTTAGGGGCGGAGCCTGTTACCGCGGAAGTTTTGTATAAAGATCCGACAGAAGGGCAGCCGCTCATCGATACACAATTCGAAATAGAAGGTTGTACCATGGAGTATAAAAAGGGGGATTTGCCTGGCCTCAGAGAAGCCGTAAACAGTTCAGCATTGCCATTGCAGATTATCACTATAACGCACCAGGACGGCAGTGTATTTGAATACTGGGTTAAAAGTTATATAAGCGAGTACGACGGGCAAACATTAGTCGCAAAAATTGTTCAAAGGTAATGGATTACGGAGTAGTTGAGGAAGAAGTGGCAGCACATTTAAATGCGCGATTCGCGGCGTTTGGTGCGGACGACAAGTGTTTAGCCGCTGCAATGCCTGATAATGATGCTGATATGAAGGCCCTGAATGATCGGTTAGACCTGGGGCGTGTCGCTATCCAGTACATTGATAGCAGTTTCGACCCGGATAAAGGGCTGGACACTGCGAGGGTGGAAGAGCGCGCACGGTTTCGAGTGGCATTTCTTGCCACCAGATTACGCGGGGCCTATGGCGTTTACTGGCTGATGGCATTTGCTAAAAAGCATGTGACCGGGTTTAAGCCTACAGACGCTGAACGATTAACGGTGGCTAAGTACGAACCGGTGGCATTTGATCAAAATGCAATACAGCATTCAATTGAGTTTGAATGCCGTACAATAATAACGGAATATGAGCCGGAACAGAGACCCGAAGAAGCACCGATTGGAGGCAATCTTGCCACTATTTCCTTCACGGAGGATTTTATCTATACCTCATAATCTTCTCTGACAATCAACACTATTCCCTATTCCTAAAACAAACTAAAAATGGCATTTATACATGGTACTGAAACCATAGAAATTAGTGACGGTATACGTACCGTCACGGAGGTTAGGACTTCGGTTATTGGGCTTGTGGGTATTGCCCCTAAAGGGCCTAAAAATAAACTTACGTTAGTGCGTTCAAGTGACGATGCAGCGCTGTTTGGCGGTCGTCTGCCTGGGTTTAATATCCCACATGCATTAAATCATATTATTCTGCAAGGCGCGGGTACTATACTGGTTGTGAACGTGTTTGATGAGGCGTTACACACTGAGGCAGTAGAAGATGAAAGCCATACAGTTATTGGTGGGGAATTGCGGCTTTCGGCGGCTCCTATTGGTAATGTGGTTATCACAAAGGATGATGGTTCAGCCGCGACATATGTGGCTGGTACGGACTATCTGTTAAGTGAGTTCGGCTTATTTACTGTGATTAAGGGCCGTATACCTGAGAATACCGTTTTAAAGTTCTCTTTTGATAAGCTGAAGGTTTCCGGAGTTACAGATGCGCATATTATAGGCGCTGTTGATGGGAGTGGTAACAGGACTGGTGCAAAATGTTTTGATCTGGCGTTTACTCTTTATGGGTACGAGCCTAAAATATTAATTTCTCCCGCTTATACATCCTCTCCAACTGTGGCCGCGGCCTTGCTTGCGCAGTCGGATAAGTTGGGCGCAAATGTGGTTCTTGATTGTGCTCCCGATGATACTGTGCCGGACGCTTTAGCCAGCCGCGGGGTAGCGGCAACAGGTAGTTTTAATACTTCCAGCCAGCGGGCTATACTTGCATTCCCTTATGTTCTGTCTTATGATGAGGCGACAAATTCAGACCAGCCATTTCCGTATTCTGCTTTTTATGCTGGTGTAATGGCGGCTACAGATAATAACCCTAGTAAAGGTTATTGGTTCAGTCCTTCAAATAAGAGTATTGTAGGTGTCACAGGTCTTGCGACGCCAGTAACGGCAAGTTTGAACGATCCAGGTGCCGATACAAACCTGCTAAACGCAATAGGGATCACTACTGTGTTTAATGACTTCGGTACAGGGTTTAGAGTATGGGGCAACCGCAATGCATCATATCCGACTAATACCGCCCCTTTAAACTTTGTGCAGATGCGTCGCACAGCCGATGTTGTGCATCGTAGCCTGGAACGCGCAGCCATGCAGTTCAGCGATGATCCTATTAATCAGGCGCTTGCTGACGAAATCAGGCAGTCCGGGAATAATTTCATTAATACCCTTGTTGGCCGTGGGGCATTGCAGGATGGTTCCCGTGTCGAATTTAACAGGGCGGACAACCCGCCCGCGGATCTGGCGAACGGGCAAATTAAGTTCCGTATTGTGTTCATGGGTGCAACGCCTGCTGAGCGCATTACATTCCTTTCCGTTATTGATATTTCCCTTTATTCTGCTTTGAAGTAAACCAAGCATTTAAACAATATAAACTCTATACCTAATGGGATTACGTACTAATCGTTGCGTTAACGCAAACGTGTATATGAACGGCACGAGCCATATGGGCAGAGCCGAAGAAATTACCCTGCCGGACGTTCAGACTAAAATGTCTGATCATAAGGCCCTGGGGATGATTGGGGAGCTTGAATTGCCCGCCGGATTGCAAAAGCTATCGGCAAAATTCAAATGGAACGCTATCTATCCTGAAGTAATGTCCATCACCTACGACCCATATACTGCGACGTCTGTAACGGTTCGAACTAATATTGAAACCTGGGAGGGCGGTAGCCGTGTATCTCAGCAGCCGGGCGTTGTTTTCATGGTTGGGACCTGGAAGAAAACCGGAGGTTTTGGATTTAAGCCACAGGATAATGTTGAGCTGGAATCTGAAATGAATGTAACTGCTTATAAATTGGAGATAGCGGGCGTTGAGGTTGTGAGTATTGATATACTTAATAACATCTGGCGTGTTAACGGGGTGGACCAGCTGGCGCTATTCCGTCAAAATATTGGAGCATAAACTAAAATCCCCGTGCTATACGGGGATACTCTTTGACCAAAAAACCTATACCACATGAATACAGTAGATTCTAATGAGGCAGCAAAATCAGTAACTCCTTTTTTAGACCTTTTACCGAGCGGTGTATTGCCCGAATCGTTCCCTGATGGTGAAAGGATAATTGATACAAAGGACGCGGCGGGATCGCTAGTTAAATGCGTGTTATTCGCTGATGGCAAAACGATTGCCAGAGTAAGAAAGGGAAAAGGAAAGGACGTTGAAAAGGCCACGATAATTGCCGGTAAGGACCAGAGCAAATATATGTCTGCATTGATGGCCGCGGTTGTTACTATTTCTGGGGAGCCGGTAATTATGGAGCAGCTTGCGGACCTGGATATGAGTGATTATATACAGGTGCAGGTGGCTTTCTCAGAGTTAAATTTTTAGTTCGCGCTGAGGACATAACGTTTTTAGCGCATTTCAGCGGAGATAGCATTGAAACGTTGCTACAGTGGGATACAGAGAGATTATTTTTCTGGTATGATCACGCCGTAACCATTCATAACAAACAGAATAAGCCAAAAGAAGAATGAGCGATGCAACTATGAGGGTTGCCGTGGTGCTTACTGCTGTGGATCGTATGTCAGCGGTTGTTGAGCGGGTGGCGGCTGCTTCAAGTAGGGGGCTTTCTGTCCTCAGCTCGAAGACGAGTAAAATGGCTGACAACGCATTCAAGGCAGGCCAGCAGCTTACGGCTGCTGGCCTTGCTATAGGGGCACCGATATACAAGGCAGTTGAAGCGGCTACGGAGTTTGAAACAAAGATGATCGATATACGGAAACAAATGTCGGCTGATACTCCTACTGCTGTTAAGGCTATGACGGCTGACGTGTTTAGGTTATCGAAAGAGCTGCCATTGGCGACCGGAGAAATTCAGGAAATGATTGCCGCCGGGTTACGAATGGGCGTAGCTCAGGATAAAGTAATAGGGTTTACTCGGGATGTGACAAAGATGGCTGTTGCTTTTGATATGCCAGCCGGAGAGATTGCGGATAGTATGGGTAAGATCGCGAATGTGTTTAATATCCCGATTGACCGGATAGGGAATTTTGCCGATGCAATAAACTACTTGGATGATAATACGATGGCGAAGGGGCCGGAGATTATAAACGTGTTGCAGCGTATTGGAGGTAGTGCCCGTAACTTGTCCCCGGAGCAGGCTACCGCGTTAAGTGCTACAATGCTTTCATTGGGGGAATCTTCGGAGACTGCGGGATCTTCGATTAGTTCAATGATTAATACACTGTCCGCTGCCGGTATGCAGTCAGATCGTTTTCAGCAAGGTTTGCAGATGATCGGGATGAATGCCGTAGCTGTACAAAAGGCAATGTCAAGTAAAGACACGGCGCAGGGGACTATTTTGAGCGTCTTGGAAAAAGTATCACAGTTAAAGCCAAATGAACAGACGGAAGCACTAATACGGCTGTTTGGGAAGGACCACGGGCCTGCATTAATGAAGCTAGCGAACAATACAAAGTTGTACGGTGAGGCCCTGGACATGGTGAAGGGAAAGCAAGCGGGGTCAATGGATAAGGAATATCAAAAACGTGTTGCCAGTAGCGCGGCGCAGATGGTAATCTTTAAAAATAGATTGCAGGAACTTGCAGTCAAGGCCGGGGCGACATTGTTGCCAGCACTTAATAAGCTGCTGGTTTGGGCCGGTAAGTGGATGGATAAACTTTCTGCCTTCATGGAGGCTCACCCGGGATTAGTAGAGGGCTTTATGAAAGCGGCTGCGGCTGCATCTGCGGTTGCTTTGGCAGGGGGCTATTTGTCCTTTGTCTTTGGTGGTATTATGCGGGCTGTTAGTATCGGTGCCCGGATTTTTTCGGTGCTATCTACGGTTATCCGTGGGGTGGCTTTTGCGATTCAAATATTAACAACTATCATATATGCATTTCCAATTGTAGGTTGGATACTTGCTATCATTACGGCAATAATTTTGTTAATTGTTTATTGGAAAAAGGTTGTAGCATGGGTTAAATGGGCTTTTAATGCCCTTAAAGGCGAACATCAAGGATTTCTGGGAAAGGTTATTGATTTCGCTAAAACATGGTTTAAATGGCTCATATTCCCGATTCTGATGGCGGTAAGGTTTTTTAAAACGATGTACAAGAGTTTTAAGGATAGCGGGGGGAATATAATTGTTGCTATTGCAGATGGGATAAAGGCGGCTATGCATATTCCTATTGAATTGGTTAAGGAAATGGTGACGAAGATCCGCCGGTTCCTGCCGTTCAGTCCTGCGAAAGATGGCCCGTTAAAGGATATTCATAAAATTCGTTTAGTTGAAACAATCGCAGAAAGCATAAAGCCTACGGCTATGATAAACGCAATGCGAAGGACTGCCGGAGCTGCGATGAATTTCTTACTAAATCCAGGGACCAGGGGGGCGGCTTCGCCAGCTCCTTCCGGTGGGGGAGGCGGTGGAATGCATTTTTCTGTTACAATTAATCTATCTGGCGGGGCTACACAGAAAGATGCAAATATGCTTTCTGGTGAGTTGAAAAAACAAATGGATAGATGGTATACAGAGAAGGTTGCGCAAGATAGGCGTAGAAGTTTTTCACATTAATGTTAATAGCTATTAAGTTGTGGTAAAAGAGAGAGATAAATTAAAGTAAAAGTTAATGTACGCACAGTTAGGATCATTCGTTTTTCAAAATTTATTTGCCCCTACTGAGTATGGCCGAAATTCTCAGGCGGTTTATGCAATGCATCCTCTTATTGACGGTAAGCCTCGTTCACAAAAAACGGGGGATGACCTGGATGAAATTTCCTTGTCTGTTCGCCTTCATATGAACTTTTGTAAGCCAAAAGAGCAGTTAGATGCTATGCGGCAGGCAAAGGAAAATGGAGACGTTTTAACGTTTATTTATGGGAATGGGGACGTTGTGGGTGAGTTTTATATTACTCAAATTCAGGATTTTATTGAGTTTGCAGATCCGCAGGGGAATATGCTTTCTCTATTGGTGAATATTTCATTAAGGGAGTATGTTGTTGATGACAAGTTGCAGCAGCAGCAGGAAGCCCGGATAAAAAGCGCTGACAGCGTAGGGAATAAGAAGCCAGTAGTAAAGAGGAAGGCTAATGCAAGCACCTGCGCTAGTGCTGTTACTGGGCTTGTTTCTACGATAGAAAACCATGCAGCGGCAATTGATAAAATGGTGACGGTGGGTGGCGGTATGTTCATCCCTGCAAATAGGTATACCATATTGCAGCATCTTTCTGATAGTAAGGCGGCGGCGCAGGATATTGTTACCCGTTGTGATGATCCTGCGAGTTGTGCGAGTGGGAAACCTGATTTAAAGTATCGCGCTCAGCAGGTTCTTAATGCGGAAGTGAGTTTTACCAATGTGGTTAGAAATAGCCAGCATGGCCAGTTATCTGCGCAGAACCAAATCTTTAAGGCATGTGCGCGTAATTTAAAGGCCGCGGCGCAGCCATTAGTTAATGTGTCAATGCTTAGACAAAATGCCTGATAATATTAGACAATATACTACTATTGGTGGTGAGCGTTGGGATAGTATTGCTACCGCCCGTTACGGTGATCCCTTTAAGATGGGAGATTTGATTGCGGCTAATCCTGATATTCCTTTTTACGACGTTTTCCCTCAGGGCGTTATTGTGAATGTTCCTATTATTGAGAAAGTAGAGGTTAAGACCTCTTTAGAGCAGTCGGTGCCCTGGAAGCAATAGGCGCAATTTTTTGTTTATTTTTTGGTCCCCCCTGTCGGTTACTTGCGGGCTATGCAAGTAGCTAAAGCCGTTTACGAAGTAATCTACAATGGTAAAAATATTTCGGGTAGCATTCTCCCGTATGTGCTGGCAATAACCTATTCAGATCGTACGTCCGGAGAGGCGGACACGCTGGATATAGCTTTGGAAGATTCTTCAGGGCTTTGGCAATTTGCATGGCACCCCGCCAAAGGGGATAAATTGTCTGTCACGATTACGTTTAAGGGTAATGTTTTAAAGTGTGGAACATTTACGATAGACGGGACCACGTTAAGAGTTGGCCCGGATGGTGATATTGTGACTATTCGGGCTATAGCTGCCGGTATTACTAGTAATATTCGGACTACAAAATTTATCCCTCATGAGCAAAAAACATTGCGAGAGATTGCTAATGTCATTGCTAAGGACCAGGGGTTGATCTTACAGGGGGATATTCCTGAGATCCGGATTGAACGAAAAAGCCAATACAAAAAAACAGATCTGCATTTTTTGCAGGAATTGGCTGATGCCTATGGGTATACATTTTCTATAAGAGATAGTATACTTACATTTACTAATATGTATGAGCTTGAAGGGAAAGACGCCGCGTTGACCATTAATAAGAACGAGTTAATAAGTGCGGATATAGATGATAGAACTTCGCAAACCTTTCAGGCGGTTGATATAAAGTATCACCATCCCCGAAAAAAAACTACAATTATTTATTCCGCAAAAGAAAGTGATGCTGCATTTTCTGGTGTAAAGGCTGATACGTTAGTGTTACGGCGGCGCGTAGAAAATGACCAGCAGGCGGAGGCTATTGCAAAAGCGGCAATGTATCAGTTTAATAGCATGCAGCAGCAGGGCAGTATAGAGGTCCAGGGCAATCCGTTTCTTGTGGCGGGGGCTAGTATACAGTTGAATGGTATCGGCGTGTATTCTGGCAAGTATTATGTAAATGAAAGTACCCATAATGTTAGTAGGGACGGGGGCTATTCTACGTCTGCAACAATAAAAAGGGTGGGATTGATTGATCAGAATAATTACAAATGATGGAAGATAAGAATAAACAATATCCTATTCTAAAGTATGGGCTTGTGTCTGATAATTCAGAGCCGGGTTACGTGAAAGTTACCTTTAATGATGATGATGATTTCGTGACTGACTTCATGCCGGTCCTGGTGAGAAAGTCAAAAACTGATAAAGAAAGTTGGCCCCTGGAAATAAACGAACATGTTGTCTGTTTAATGCTTCATGATTGTGACGAAGGGATTGTGTTGGGTGCAATACCATCTGATGAGGATGCGCCGGATAGTGGGGAGGCTGATGGTAAGTTCCGGAAAAAATTTTCTGACGGGACTGTAATAGAGTATGATAAAGTGGCGCATTCCCTAACTGTAGATGTTAAGGGGAGGGCTGAGGTTAAGACTTCCGGGAGTGTGTTGGTTGATGCGGGGTCCTCCCTTGACGCTAAAGCGGCAATTAAGGCTGTTATTTCGGCTCCTGAGGTGGAGGTTAGTGCCACAGTAAAGGCGACGATTTCAGCGCCTTTAATCACATTAGAAGGGGCTGTAACTGTAATGGGCGCATTGACTGCCGCGTCAATTGCTACGTCCGGAGGCGGGGCTATTACGGCAGGTGGTAATATGTCGGTTACCGGAGAGGTCAGTGCGGCGAAGGTGTCAGCCGGGGGAATAGATTTGGCGTTGCACAAGCATAGCGGTGTGCAAACCGGTCCCGGAATTTCGGGTCCTGCTGTCCCATAACATTTACTGTTTATAAAAAAAATGCCATCGTGGTCATATTTGGCGGCGATGGCAGACATTAACACTATAGATAATCCGGTTTGGGGGCTTTCTACGCTTGGCTATGGGGTTTTAGTTGAGGGGCTGGCGTCCATTCGTCAGTGCCTGGGTATTATCTTAACAACAAGCAAGGGCACAGATCCTTTGCGGCCGGATTTCGGATGTGATATTTATGAGTATATAGACATTCCAGAGGTTACGGGTGTCCCTAACATGAAGCGGGCAATAGTGGAAGCGATTGCTATTTGGGAGACGCGTGTAAAGGTTAAGAATGTGAGCCACTACATGAAGAGCGAGTATAACCCTGTGTTTGAAATAACCTATTCTTTAGTTGATGAAGAGTTAATAGACCGCCTTATCCTAGATCTTAAGGTGGGGGTAACCTCATCTACCGATGACCAAGAAATAATATTACAGGCTTATTATCCGCCTAACCCTAAAGGGTATCCCTATCAGATTGCCTTTATTAAGAGTGGGGCACAGGTGGCCCCTTTACCACGGCCTAATGGGTATGCATCTGTGCAGGAACTTTTTTCCTGGGCGCAGACAAATTGGGGATTCTATGGGCGTTGGAACATGCTGGCAGATCGTTTTGTGATGTATATGAAAGCCGCGGGTGTGAAGCCTCCCACAACGCTTGCAATATCTGTTCTCCCAATAACTACGTTTTACGCGATTCTGCCGGATCTCGGCCCGGGGGAAGCATATTCAGTGTCATTTAAGGTAAACGGCGAAGATGCCGCCCCTGTTGCCCCTGATGATCTGGTAACGCCTGGGGCATTGCTTGCGTGGGTGCAAGATAATTGGGGTGCGCATGCTTCATGGGGGATTGAATGGATTGATGGGATTGGGGAGCCGGTTTTCTCTGATGAATTTAGTGAGGAATTTGACACGGACGCTACTGGCGTTCAATATAGGCTCGTAGGCGTTTCAAATGTTGATGGGTTCGAAGGGGAGCTGATTATTGGGAAAGTGATAGGGCCGGTATTTACTGATGAAATGAGTGGCGAGTTAACAGTGAAGCGACAATAATTTAATATTTAATGGCTGACTTAATACAGTTTATTTCTGAAGATCCAGCGGCGGCGGTTGCTGAGCTGAAGGCGGTGCTAGAGGAAGAGCTAAACCGACAAATTGCGCCTGCTGACGTTGAAATGCTTTTAATAAATGCATTCGCGTATCGTGAGGGGGTTTTGAGAGCAGCCGTAAACGATGCGGCGCGGCTTAGCCTTGTGCGATTTTCTCGTGGCGTAGCCCTGGAAGAGCTTGGGCGGTTGGTAGGCGTAAATAGGTTGCCAGCTTCTCGGGCGCTTGTTTCGCTTCAGTTTCAAATTATTGCGGGACATACGGGTATTACTATCCCGCAAGGGTTGCGGGTCCAAAGTACGGACGGCAAGGCGATGTTTGAAACAATGGAGGCTGTTGTTGTGTCTCCTGGTACTTATGCTGCCACGGTAAGCGCTGCCTGCGCTTCTGCCGGCTTGGTTGGTAATGGGTATGGGTTGAATACTATAAACATCATACTTGACCCCAAACCTTATTTGATGGGCGTTCAGAATATAGATCTGTCGTCAGGTGGGGCCGATCAGGAAACGGATGATAAGTTGCGGGAGCGTATTGAGCTTGCCCCCTCTTCGTTTAGTGTTGCGGGGCCTAAAGACGCATATAAATTCTTTGCTAAATCTGCATCATCTTCCATTGCCGATGTTGCGGTTACTTCCCCCGTTCCTGGTCAGGTGAATATTTATCCGTTGCTTAATGGTGGCGCTTTGCCAACTGAGGCGCTTTTGGATCAGGTGTATGCAATTTGTAACAGTGAAAAAATACGGCCCTTAACTGATACTGTGGTGGTTGATAGCCCAACGGTACAAGAATATGCAATCAATGTGGAGTTGACTGTGCTTACTAATGCTGTAAATCTTGGGATAGATGTGCAGGCGCAGGCTGCATTGCAGGCTTGGGTGGATGCAAGAAAGAGCCGTATGGGGATAGATGTTGTTAAGGCAAGGCTTCAATCTTTATCAATGGTAGAGGGGACATATAACGCCGATGTTGTTAGCCCTGCCTCTGACATTGTAGTCTCTGAGGAAGTGTACACAAAATGTACAGGTATAACAGTTTCAATAATGGGGACGCACGATGAGTAAAGGGAGTGTATTAGCGGATAGCGTTGCGCATTTAGATCATATACGTGCTTTTGATCTTGCTATAAAGAAGCGTTTTAGCCAGATCCAGTTGGACGCAATGTTAGTTTACTTTATTGATAATGTCAGTTCAGCGGCAATCCCCTATTTGGCGCAGCAGTTCGATGTATTAGGTTATAAAGGGTTTCGTTTGGCGGAGACGGAACAGCAGCAGAGAGAAATCATAAAGCAGTCCATCGAATTGCACCGGTACAAAGGTACGCCCTGGGCTATTCGTCAGGCGCTCGTTGCCATTGGTTTCGGTGATGCCTTGTTAGAGGAAGGCGTGGCGGGGCATTGGGCTAATTTTCGAATAACGATTGATCTGGGGGAAAGGGCGCTGGGGAATGCAGAGGTTGACGATTTGGTTAAGATGGTTAACGAGTACAAAAATGCCCGTAGTCACCTAATTGATGTTAGTTATACAATTACCGTGGGTGGCGATACGGTTACCCTCACAGACAGCGAGACAGATGCACAGGCTATTGAGGATATAGATATTATTTCCGCCGGTGGGTCATTCCTGCACAACGGGAAGGTTTTCAGAAACGGGTCGCGGAACTATAGCCGTGATACGGATACACTTACACTTACAATTATTTAAGAATGATTAATAGTGACATTAAAGCTACTGGTGCCGTAAGGGTGCTGATTTACGAGAATGACCGCCTTATTGATACCATTCAAGAAAATAACCTGGTGGTAAACCTGGGGAAAACCAATATCGCAAAGTTGTTGGGCGGCGATACTGAAGGACACGCGATAACGCAGATAGGAGTAGGTACAAATGGTGCTGATGCTGCATTAGGAGATTCGACCTTAGCTAATATGTTTAAAAAGGCTGTCGGGGGCGCGACGTATCCAGATGCTCAAAGTGTGCAGTTTAATTTCGACATATTAAATTCTGAGGGAAATGGTATTACGATCCGCGAGCTTGGATTGCTTAATGCTGCAAACGTGTTATGCGCTCGAAAGGTTAGAGCAGGTGAAATTGTCAAAACATCTGCGATTCGTTTAGTCGGCTCTTGGACAATCACAGTAAACTAATATACTATGGGATTATATACGGGTGATGCAAGTCAATACCCTGAGAAGATTTATCAATTCGAAGAAACGGACCTCGTGTTTGCTGAAAAGGATAATGTGCCGTTGAAACAGCTGGCAGATCGAACTGAGTGGCTTAAACGGAATATTGGGCAGTCCTCAGCATTGGCTGGTGAATTGGTGATTAGTAGTAATGCGACTATTGATAATACGGCGGCTGGTAAGCATATCGTCGCTTCTGCGGCGGCTAACACTATATTAACAATAACGTTGCGGGATGTGACAACGTTCCCGGTTAATACCATTGTGTCCTTATCTGGATACGCTGGTTACATGGGGGTTACTTATTTAAAGAGCCAGGTGACGGGGCAGGGGTTTAATACACCGGTAGGGAATAGGGCTATTATGTACATGCATAACCGGGAACATATGGCTTTGGTGGCTATGGGAACTTATTGGAGGGTGCTGTATGCATCAGATAGTATCTATGGGGCCGGAGAGGAAATAAAGGGTCGTAAACTGCTAAATAATACCGTTATGTTGAACGGTAGCCAAGTTATTGTTTCTCAGGTGCCGCGGCTCTACGAACATGTACAATCCTTGACTTTTGGCCGGGAAGTAGTGGACGAAAGTACCTGGTTGCAGAATGCCAGTTTGCGGGGGCTGTTCGGCCTTAGTCCGGATAGGACACGGATGTATTTACCTGATGAGCGCGGAATGTTTGAGCGTATGTTGGATGGTGGGCGTGGCATTGATATTTATAGAGCCTGGAATTTTGCGGGCGGTTATGAAGCCGACGCTTTAAAGCAGCATAGCCATCTTGGTCAATTGTATAGTCCGCGAGGATACCCGAAAGATTCCGGGGATCGTACTAGCCCTAACGGTGGTTACTACTGGATAGAACCGGGACAAGATCAGCAATTTGCACGTCGCCTTGTGCTCGACGAGGCCGGAACTGCAAGTGAAACGATAGTAAAAAACATAGGTAAATATAATTTAATGCGTTACTAAATGAAGAAATCTTTTTTTTTATTCTTATTCCTTTTCGCGTCTATATTGTCCCGCGCTCAATTTGTCGACACTACGGCGCTTAATCAGTATATTATTGAGAATATCCGAGACAAACGGCCCGAGAAGGTTACAGCCGATCAGTTGCAGAAAGCTTTGTTGGGGGTGTCTTCTATAGCTGGTAAGTATAACATACTTAACGCGAATCTGCGTAATAATATAGGTGCGGCTACTTCCGCCAACCTCGCAGGGCAATCACTAACATTTGATAGTGTAAAGACGTTTACGATCAATGTTGTTTCCGATGATCCCAATTCTGGCATAGTGCTCAATGGCCGGACGACATGTCCGGACTACTTTTCAGTTGCTCGGAAAATGGGAATAGGTACTATTGCGCCTGTCGCACTTCTTCATGTAATAAACAATGATACGACCCGATTTAGCCCGCTTAAATTTCAGACGATTATTGAAAATACAGGCACAGGGGCGGCAGGTCTGACATTTGTTGCAAAGCGTGGTGTGACGCAATCGTCTGACGAAAATTACATCAAAACATTTAGGGCAGGAGGCGGGCCTACTGCCGTAAATGGTTTAATGCTTGGTTCTAACGGAACGGATATTATGTCTGTTTCAACTTTTGGCGTTTCGGTGACCGGGCCGCTAAGTGCAACTGCGGGGCTAAAGTCTGCATCGTTGGCTAACATGGGTGGTAAGATTCTTACTACAGATCCAAGTGGAACTTTAATACTAGCGGCTAATCCATATGCGGCAATGGCTGATGATATGTTTTATCTATCAGCGGTTCACGGTACTTTGAGGTTTTCTTATTATGCAACCAATATTGCGGGCCCCGGCGTTAAGATCGCAATAATAGGCGATAGCCAGGGTGCCGGATCTTTCCAGAGCTCAGGACATACATTGGTTAGTAAGTTAAATACACTTTATCCTAATGCGGTTATCACTAATTATTGTATGGCCGGGTATAATTCTCGGCAGCTTGCGCCGGATGGAACTAATAGCTATGTTGATCCATTACATAATATTACGAAGGCTATAAATGACGGCAATACAGTTATTATTGTTGTTAATACCAGTGATGATAGCCATGTTGAAGGGGCTGGCGGAGTAGTGCCATTGACTGAGTGGCAGGCTAATCTAAATGCTATCGATGCAGCTGCAATAAATGCTGGGGCGCAGATCTTTTACATTTCTGTTTTTCCGCGTGGTGATTTGGATGTTGCTGGTAAGGCTCAACAGGCGCAAATGGCGGCCTATCAGCTTCGGAGGTTCGGGAATAGATTGGCTTATTGCTTTGGTACAATTGCGGCTCCTGGTGATCCAGATAATATTAGGGCATCCCTCCAGGTCGGGGATAATGTACATTTGAATGATTCCGGGATGGATGTTGTGTCTGATGTTCTAACGGCAACGCTCTACTATCACTATCAAGCATTGCCGTCTAAGATTTTGACATATAAGGTGTATCGTTCAAATACTCTTGATGGCGAATATTCTTTATATGCAACGTTACCGGGGAATGATGTAAACACAATCCAGGTGCCAATGGATTCTGCCTTTTATAGGGTACAGGCTTACTATGTTTCCGGTTATGTGCCGCCGCCTACCAATGCCGTCCAAGTGCTTGGAGAGCCCGAATAGTTGCGGCCGCTTAAGATGTAAGCGGCCAGATAATATGTCCAAGGAGGTGCGGCCGATTAATTATATCCACGGCCTTAATAATTCATCAAACAGCTGGTCAGTTACCAAATAGAAAGCCTCAACTGTTATATCTGGTAAAGGGAAAGTTTGATTCGTTTTATGATAATTAATAAGATATCCACAGTGGCTATCGGCCCATTTCTTTGATTGAAATGCTAAAACTGAAGAGTCAAACTCAGTAAAAGTCTGTTTGTTGGTACAAACAAAAAACATTAATCGAAATTTCCTGGACTTTAATACTAGTTCGTGCAATTGAGCGGGAACCATATAAAATCCCTCTATGGATGCAACAGGCAAACGTGGCAAATTTTTTTCCCACGCCCACCGATGGTCTTTATCTCGCGGTTTAAATTTAGCTTCCGCCGCCTCTTTTGATCGATAAGTATCTGTCATGTATACATTCTCCGCAATTATTCTCTTATCATGACATATGAAATATACTAAACGAAACCGATGCATGGTTGCTAATATCTAGTATGAAATTACTAAATTAATTAGCAAAATTATTTTTTTTCTCCGTCTTCGGGAATTGCGTGACTGGGAAGAAGGGTTCTTGGGGAGCAATCAAATATCAAAGCTATCTTATTTATGTGGGCAACACTATATACCTGGTTAAACTTTGGGCTTTCAACCATTGCGACAAAGCCTTGAGAAACTCCCATTTCTAAGGCCAAATCATCTTGAGACATTCCGCGCTCCGTTCTCATTTTCCGAACTTTATCAATTACATACTGATCTACTGCCGTTACACCCATTTTCTTGCTTTGGGGCAAGAAAGTTTTATGGATAAAAATAAAAAATCACTATTAGTGATTGTTTTTTTTAATTATATTACATGTGTAATAGATTGAACGCTCTCAAATAACATTATTTTAGTATATAATACTCAAACAAAGTTTAAACATCCCATATAATTATGTGTAAATACTTAGTGTAATAAGTACTAGCTTTGCAATCCCAAAAACGATTTGCATTGCAATTTTTGTCCTACGGAGTTTGGCAGCGAGTAGGATGGAACAGCGATGCTCATGTTGCTTCCTGATCATAGATCAGTAAAGGCGCGTGGGCTCGCTTGTCGTAGCCATCGCTGCCAAGCTCCTGGTGAAAACAAGCAGAGACCTGCGCCTTTTTATATTCCGCAGGTTACCATTGAATACCTAACCACCTCAACCTTATATGATATGGAATCCACAAAAAAGCGCGGATCTAAGCCTAATAATTACCCAAAGCTTTACTATGCAATATCTTGCTCTTTTAAGGGTATATACTACCGAATAGGAAAGGAAGCAGGAGCCGGACAAATTGTTATCGCAGAAATAGGAAAATTCCAAAACGTTTTAAGATTCAGAGTTGAAGGGAAAGCCATACAATTGATTAAGGAAGAGATATTGGACGACGACAAGAAGCTGCGCGCTATAAGAAAAGGTGATGTAACTGTTTCTGAAGAGCTCAAAGATGCCATATCCCAGCACGTAAGAAACTACTTTGCTTAGTGCTTATTGCGCTAGCATAGGTAAAACATATACTTTTTCTTCTGGACGGCTGCAATTACGTTGTCCTATTTGGGGAAATCAATAGTTCCAAAATCACCAAAATCATTTGATACGAACCGCATGTGGAGCCCCGAATGGAAAGAAGTGGCTGGAAGATTTGGTATTTCTGAAGATCGGCTTGATGTGTTGCAAATGGTATTTACTTACACCACCTCTTTCATAAACAACCAAGACGCTGAAGAATCAAGGCTATCCGAAAGCGAGATATATTTTATAATGTATTACCTACAAAATATCGCAAAGACAACCTTCGGGGAAGCTGCGGGCATATTTAGGATTTCCGAGGAAAGAATTGTTGTACTACTAATGGAGTATCTACAGAATGTTCATAATCCTAAATTGGCGGCAGCCGAAATGTTAAAACTTCCCAAAATTGAATTGGCTTGTGTGGCCTATTACATCGTGGATGTGGTAAAAAAGTTATAGAGATATTCCTGAATATCGTACCTGATGTTCCCTCTTATATTGCTCATGTTAAAAAAAAACCTGAAACTCTTAAATATAGCAAAATGCCTAGTTATTCAAAATCGGCCACAGACGCGATATCATCTGACCTTTTTGAGGAGATATGTAGAACATACAGCAAAGCTTTGTGGGCAGAAGCGTACCGGATTTTGGGCGATTCTGCCAGCGCGCAGGATATTGTTCAAGAACTTTTTATCGAGTTATTATTAAAGAATAATCTCGAGAACATACACAAGACAACTAGAGGTTACCTTTTTACTGCAGTGAGATACAAATGCTACCGGGCGAACAGAAAGCGGAAAATACAAAGAGATCGAGCGGAACATTGGTTTGAACTTCAAATTTGGTCCGAGCCCGAATCTTCTGCTTTGGAACAACAAGAAACGATAAGAGGAATCAGAAGAGCGATTAAAAGCCTGCCAATTCAGGCTTCGAAAATAATACATGCGGTCTTTATTGAAGGAAAAAAAAGAAGAGAGGTCGCGCAACAGATGGGCCTCTCTATAAATACCGTCAATTGCCATATATTCAGTGCTTTGAAGAGGTTGAAAAGAGAAGTTATAGCATTACAAATTGGATTCTAAATTGTGTTGCTTGCCTACGTTAAGCGACACTTAACCTTGATTTTTCATCAATACTGTCTACTAAAAATCAACCCTCTGGCCTTTCAAGGTTGGAGTTGCTGACTATTACCATTTCTAAAACAAATTTCAACGATACTTACGGCAATTAATCCCTTTCATAACCAAAATTTGAACCTCGACATGAAATCAATTGTAAAATTTGTTTTGTTTTTTTTTGCTATCCTCTATGCAGGACAGTTAACAGCCCAAAAGTCCTTTTATTCAGCAGGGAGAAAAATTCACTTACAGGAGGACACGACAAAAATGTTTGTACTTGTATCACCTCGCAATAAAGATGGTAGGCTATCATTTGGTATAGAAAATAGAACCACGATACAAGTTTCGCCGGGGGCCTTTATTTCCTTTGAGAAAGGAGGTGCTAACAGATTAAGCGCACTGAGGGAATTTGATGCAGATACCAATGTCTTGTATTCCTATCACGCTCTTACAGTCGGTGATGGTGGTAAGCTGATTCCCACGGGTGAGATATTGTTGAAGCTAAAACCTGGCGTCGACTTGGCTTCATTGTTAACCTCGTTGGGGTTAACAGGTAAGGTCGAAATATCCAGGAATCGCGAGCTGGAAATGGACATCCCAGAGTCTCAGCGTCCGTCGAAACGAGGGCAGTCAATGCTAGTTTTAACAACAGAAAAAGACAGTGTATTTAACTATGCGAATAGAATTTTTGAGTCTGGGCGGGTAATTTATTCGCACCCCAACTTTTATGCGTTGGATTACATTACAAGCGAAGCTGCGGTTAAAAAATCTCTGCCAACAAAAAGCTGGCCAGCAAATTTTGATGTAGACGACAGGGCGCAAATTCCCTTCAGAAGGGTTGTCCCTAACGATCCTGGTTGGAGTGATCAGGCATATTATATGTCTGGCGTGGGCGATATCGATAGCGTGTTTTTATACTTGCCATTAATTTCACTGAAGCCTATAGTAATACTTGACAATGGCGTTGCGTTACATAACGATTTGAATTTTGTTGGCGGTTATACGCCCGGCTCACCCGGTACAATACCTGGGCGTCCAGTGTCGGTTGATGACTATCATGGGACGGCTTGTGCGGGCCTGGCTGCGGCGGTAAAGGACAATTCCATCGGTATTGCTGGTATTGCCGCTGGCGCGCCTATTTACTCGGTTAATATCAACCATTCGGGAGTAACAATTGCAAATATTGCGGATGGTATCCATTATGCGTGGAATACAAATGCGCCCGTAATTAGTGCGTCTATTGGGTTTAACAATGTTACATTTCCAATATGGGACGCGGTGTATTCGGAAGTGGATGATGCCGTGACCTTGGGAGCAAATGGAAAGGGGGCTACATTTGTAGCATCGTCTGGAAACCATTTCTCACCAACAGACCCAACAAGTGTTTATGCTCCTGCTAAGTGGCCTCAGGTGTTCCCTGCTGGCGCTGTTACTCCTTCAAATGTCCTTTGTAGTTTCTCAAACGTCGGACCGGAAATGCAGTTTGTTGCAACTTCTGACTTGTCAGGAATATTGACAACAGACATTCCTGGTCTTGATGGGGCGAGCTTGAATGATTATTATTATGGGTTTGGTGGCACCAGTGCGGCTTGTCCACAAGCTGCTGCGGCTATGCTAATTTGGAGATCCGTTGACACAAGTCAGGGGAATATAACGGCCCCGTTCGTAGTGCTTGGGAATTCAATCGACATCCCGCCTGCCGGTAGGGACAATAATACTGGTTATGGGCGTATTCATGCCTTTAAGTATTTGCGGGCAGGTATGGACACGAAAGCTACTGTTAAGCGAACTAGTTTGATTGGCACAAACGCGGCCATCTATGAAATGGATGTGCTAGACCCATTCACCCCTGGGACTGCCGGTTATACATACAATTGGACTTGGAGTAACCCAAGTATAGCAACGATTGTATATCCGTTTACTGGTAATAGAAGTATAAGACTAAATAAAGTATCTCCATCTAGTAGCGGAACGGGAACACTTACATGCTCGTACGGCCCCGTTGCTGGGAAATGGATAACGAAAAGCCGAACAGTTAACGTTACCGCTCTTGGTGTGTTAATAGTGGCTAATCCCAATCCTGCTTCAAATATGCTCACAATTCGTTTACAAGAAGAAGATGGAGAGGATAACAATTTAACCCGAGCTGTAGCAACCACCGCAAGTCAGAGGCGGCAGATCAAGTCCATTGAGCTGTTATCCGCAACCAATACTCAACGGGTGTTTTATAAAGAAATTAAAGGAGAAAGTTATAGTGAAGCGATAAATGTTTCTAATCTGCGAAATGATCTCTATATCTTGAAAATAAGTAACGGGGAAGAGATTGTCACTAAAAAAATAGTTATAAAGCACTAGACCAAGACTGAGTGCCGTAAGGAAAAAGGAGCTCCTTTGAGCTCCTTTTTTTTTAATCTACCAAGTCAACGTATTGTGGTTGTGGTAAAATAGGGAAGGTGGCGCATATTACTCCGGGGTCTGTCATCCTGGTAGGACGAATCCGGAACTTTATATTTTGCCCCTCTTTATAGGATTTAGGAAGATTGCCAATTAGTATAGTATCTTTCCCACTATTGTAAAAAATTAATGCTGGTACATATTGATTCGAATTGTCCAAAACTTTGCAAGACGGACAATAACTGTCAATCCTGCCGGAAAGAGCGGGAGAACTATCCTTTGAACATCCATAGCCGAGCAATATTAATGGCAAAAGTAGGGGAATATAGTTTTTCATGACTTAGGGTTTGGTTTAAACAATATTGGTATTCGAGGTTGATACGCAATATAGAATTTTCTTTGCCTAAATCAGTTAATGAGAAGTTAACGCATCCCCTTTTTGCTATTGTAATAATTAGCGTTTGCTGGCATAGTAAATTCCCAAGAGACTTTCAACTAGTGCCGATTTATTTGGCTCCTTGTCTAATAAATCAGCAATGCCATTATCAATGGTAAAGTTCATACGCCTTTTTGTCGGGAGATCTTTTCTCCCGGCACCTGGGCGAGCTCCCCCGCTTCCGCTAATTGTTTTCTTCATTGCGGAGGTATCGTTTGAGGCGGGTTTCATTCCCTTTGATTTTTTCACGTTCATAAAATATTGCCATCTGTTTAAGTTCTTTAACAATCTCTATTGTCAGTAGGCGCGCAGGTGGTATCGTGTTTAAAATCTTGTCTATTGTGCCAATATAAACAACTATTATATTATACGGATGGATCCGAGTATGTAACCCTTTTACCTGATGTTTTGTTTCAAAAATATCTAGGCTTTCCGAACTTTCAAACCTATAAATTTTGCCAATATTATACGGCGGATGGGCACTGAGGATAACCCCACTGCCAGGTAGTTTGTCCTTATTTTCGCAATATAGAAAATCAATCGTTTCCATAAAAAGGTGCCCCGGTAGCCACCGGGGCGAGGTTGTTTATTCTAAGTATGAATTAAGAGCTTTGAGTATTTCGGGTCTCCTTTTTGCTGAAAAAACCCACCCCTGAAATTTTTCTCCTGTCAGCGGATGTGTTAGATATTTATTAAATCGACCGTTCAAGTTACTTAATTGTTCCTTGATTTCTTTTGTTTGTCCATATATAGCAATACTTTTTTCGGAATAGTCTATCATGCTTATTTTAACCTGAATAGATTCTTTGCTAGTGTTCTCTATCTTGATTGCCGGTACTTGTGTCTCAACCTCTCCGGTTTTTCCATTATAAATTAGTCCGGTGTTCAGGTCTTTGTATATAATAGTAAAGGGCTCGTGCCAGTTATCTCCACGTCCTATATATTTAATTTCCATCAACTGTACATTGTCACTTACGAATGTGCATTCATTGACTGTCCGGTAGTAAATGGTTGATGCGCAATTTTCATTATCCCAAGTTCCATCTAGTGTATAATCGTTTTTGGAGGCATTGAACTCCCATCCTTTGATCTCTCCAATTTGTTTATAAATCAACATTACGTCGTCCCTAAGTTCGTAATATTTGCCCGTAGCCTTATATGAATAATATTTGCAATCACGTTCCTCGAATACGAATTTCACTCCTGCTACTTCATTAATCTCTCCATTTTCTCCAACTTCAAGAGCAGGCTCGTTCTGCACATAGATATCATTCATCCCGTCAAAGTGTCCCTGCTGGCGACGTCTTGTTGTTTCTTCGACCTCCCTAACTGCTGGCCCGAATTGCCAGAAGATATTGATATTGTCGCCGCCACTATATACTTCTGATTTTACGGAGAAAGTTACATTGGGATACTTAGCTTTCAGGATTTGCTTTACTTCTTTAGCTGCTCTTGCTGCTTGATTTTTTATCTTTGCCATTTTGTTTGTGCGCCCTTTACCCGGTTGCGCCCCCGCTTTGATAAATCAAAGATACAAAATATTTTGAAATAACTACACACTTAAATCAAAATATTTTTAGGATACTTTATTTCATTTAAATGATAAAGAGAAATAGCCGGACTCCCGGCTATTTCTCTTTATCATTTAAATGGATTCTTGCAATACGAAGCGAGTAGTTTTAAATAGATATCAATCAGTTTTTGTTTGTTAACAATGGGGGCAGGTCCCATAAATATCATATCAAAACTTATCCCCGAAACAGATTCCATTACAGTGATAAGTTTTTTTTCTGCGTTTCGCTGTATATCCTCTGCTATAAGCAACGGGCAATAGCCATATTCTACTTTAAACCCGGCCATTATATACTCCTTATGCAGGTGTGTTAAGTAATGGGAGAAGTCATTATCTGACATTAAATAGCTTCTCTCGTGAGTTACAATTGGCTCGCGCAGCCTTGCTTTAGAGGCCTGTTCATCGACCTTGTACTGAAACCTCTTCAGTATGTTTTGTTGGATCTCAATTATTGCCGGTCGGATTGTTTCGCTGTAGGCTATTGCAATAAAAACATCTTCTGCGGCTTGGATCATTTCTTTTGTAACCTTAAAATTCTTATTCATTTTGTTTGTGCGCCCTTTACCCGGTTGCGCCCCCGCTTTGGTAAATCAAAGATACAAAATATTTTGAAATAAATACACACTCAAATCAAATAGTTTAACATATTGTTTATCCTTTTAAGGGTTGGTGATATGTTGTTACTTGTTTTTTACAGGTTCCGTATTCCGGAAGGGGAGACTGTAGCTGTTTCTCGTCGCCAACCTTGAATAGCTATTCTTTCTGCTCGTCTCTATTATTATCTGTTTATAATACTGCCCTCTAAATATGGACGTTTGTATACCCTTTTTTAACAAATAAATAGATATGTCAGTAACAGAGGCTAAGAACATGCGAATGAATATACAGATGAACATTGTGCATGTGTTAGTGATGTGCGCTAACCTAATCTGGGCATCCTACACGTACGCAAAGCGCGACAGCCTTGTGGATCAGATTTCCGATTCATTGATACGAATCGAATCTAACCAAAAACAGGATGCTGCTGATGCAAAGATTTGGCGGGGAAAAGTTGAGGCAGATTTGGCAGAATTAAAGGTGCGTACAGCGTTGCTGGAAGCGCGTGTGTTTAATACAAAAAGATAATACTAGTGAACCCACAAATTGAATTGTTGAAGTTGACTCAATACATAGATATTAAGTTAATGGCGTTGATAGTTGCCATTGGTTTTTTTACAAAAAAGAATCTCGGTAATTTTTTTCAAAGTGTAAGATTGGCACATAAGGTAATGCTGCTTTCGGGGATTATGTCATTACTGTACTATGTGACACTTCGAAGAACTGGGATTGCGAAAACAGAGGATTGGCCTATTTATTTCCTTACCTACTGTGTCACTACCTCGTGTTACGAGGTTCTTATTTCTCCAATGTTAGCAATGGTTTCTCGAATTTTTGGAGTAAAAAAGCCGTCTGAGCTCATAGAAGATGAAAAATAAAATTATAATATCTATAATCATTACGGCCGCTTCCTTTGCCAGTTGTAGCTATGCGCGGAAGACGCAGAACAGCAAAAAAAACACCTCAGAAGTCGTAGAGGAAACGAGCAATGCAAACGTGAAAGCGGCCGTAATTGATAGCCTTGAAGTTGAAGGACACAACACGTTGGGGAAAAGCAGGGTCGATAGTGTGTATGCAAGAATTACTACAACTCGGGAATACTTCAGCGGCGAATTTGATTTCGACAGTGGCGTAATGAATAAAACGTTACCCGCGCCCGAGCTAATAGACCGCCCTTCCCCTTGTGCCGGAACCCTTTTGTATCGTGAGAAAATTGTCAACGAAATAGGAACTGTTCGAAAGGATGATGAGAGCCGCAATATAGCTATAAGTGCTGCACGGGTGGAGAAAGCAGAACAACAGGCCAATAGAATTGCGCAACGGCAGAGTCGAAAAACAACTGCAACCACGTCACAACTTACTATCCATCGGAAAGGAAAATCAATCGCCTTTCTGATAATATTGATCATCGCTGTTGCTGGATATGTAGCATACAGATATTTAGGAAAGAAACAATGATACCAGTTAAATATTCTTGGATCCAAAATGAAAGTGGTCCGAAGATGATTTCTGAGGCTATAAAACTTTATGGTACTCTCGAAGTTCCAGGAGAAGAAAGCAATTCCGTTATTTTAAAATGGGCTCAAGAAATTGGTGTTGATATAGTTTACACGTCGGACGCTATTCCCTGGTGTGGGCTGTTTATTGGTGTGGTAGCTTTTCGTTCTGGTAAGGAGGTTGTAAAGAGTCCATTGTGGGCCGCAAACTGGCTTAATTTCGGAGTGTCAGTCGAGAGGGCTATGCTTGGTGATGTTCTTGTATTTAAGCGCAGTGGGGGGAATCATGTTGGGCTCTACATTGGTGAAGATCTTAATTACTATCACGTTTTGGGCGGGAATCAGAATGATCGGGTTAATATTATGAGAATTGCAAAAATTCGATGTATTGGAAAGAGAAGACCGAAATACCGCAATCAGCCAGCAAATGTGAGAGTAGTCAGAGTCGATGTCGATACACAGGTTTCGCAAAATGAAAATTAATATCTCATGGTAAATTTTAAAAGCGGGTTTCTTTGAGTATAACTCTTTAAAATAAAGAAGCCGTCCAGATTTGGGACGGCTTCTTTTATATAAAGATTAATCTTACTGCTTCTGGTAAGCCTCTATACTGACACTTACCGGTCCTGATTTCGCTTCAAGTTTTTTAAGGTTAGGATTGTTGACCGCCAGATTTGTGATAAATACAAGGGCTGTACCGGTCGTTAAAACTACCTGTACATAATACTTTAGGTAGCCATGATCGCGTTTCTTACGTTTCATAGAGAGACGTCGAGATTTGGTAGGTTAGAGAATCGCTAGTGTCAGGCAGTTATATATACCAGCTCGCTATACAAGTTTACCAGTTTTCAAACTTTGCCCGCTATTGTTATCCTGCTATTCATTATTCCACTATATACATTGCTGAAATCATACCGAAATTTTTCTGTTTTCAGTACTCCCACTTTATCTGCAAAAAAGGCAGCTATGTGGGATGACTTGGCAGCTATGTGGATGTTACTTGGTGACTTAGCGCCAAAATTTCCTTTTAATATGCATGAGTCTGCTGTCACTATTCCTTGACTTGTTCCTTGGCCGTTCTTTTTACGAAAGCTTATTGATAAATTCAGGCGCTTTCTTAATAATCTCGTTCTTATAAACGCCTTTTATCTTCTTGGTATACGTTTCAGTCATTCTCTTTGATCCGTGTCCGTAAAGATTTCGTAAGGCGTCCAGATCGACACCCGCTAAAATTTTGTCGTCCCCACCTGTGTGTTTCATGCCATACATGAATTTGTCGATACCCAATTGTTTCTTGACAATAGCTTGCCATAACTTTGTTACGGTATCTCTTTTTATTTGATTGGGGGAGGATAAAAAATAATTAGGGTGCATTGCGCCGCCCTTCCCTTCCTTTCTGCGCCCGCGATATCCCCCTTGCCCTGTATACGGACTTCCGAATACGTAATATTCCATGGGGTAGTTTGACAATTCCAGGCTGGCAAGATATTCGAACAGTTCATCAGGTATAGGAACTTCCCGTCTTTTTCTTGTTTTTGCATTTTCCTCTTCCGGGTTGGGCTCAATGGTTATTATTCTTGATTGAAAGTTAATGCATGAAATGCGCAATGCAAGTACCTCTTTGGGCCGGATGCCGGTATGATATATAACTAATAGATAAACGAAATAAAGAGGATGTTCTAAACATAAATGTTCTGCAATCTTCTGTTTTTCCTCTGCTGTAAGAGCTTTGTATTTTTCAGATTCCGGAACTTCTCGACTTGGAATTTTGCTTGCCGGATTATATTCAATTATCTCCCATTGCTCCAACTCGCCTAACATTGAGCTAATAACGTCTTTATATTTATTATAGCCATGATCAGATAGTGAACGGTCTGTTTCTACCTGTTGCAGTATTGTTTTTACATGAAATCTGGTGAGTTGGGTTATTGTTATGCCATCATAAAAGAGATTTGTAATCGCAGTTTCTATATGATTTATTTGGCTCGCATATCCCAAGCGGGATTTGTTAGAAAGTTTCTTTTTGTCTAATGCCCATTTTAAAGCCGCCGATATGGACAAGGATACTACATTTTCTTTGTTGGCCGATGTTTTTGGGGAATGTCTTAATTTAAATTTGGGATCTGTTATTGGGTTCCAGCCCGCTTTCAGCCACTCTTTTCTTGCCTCGAGAAGAGCTTCAGCTTCGATAGTCTTTTGTTTGAGATCTTTTATGCGGTTAATTCCTTCACGCCATTTTCGGGGATATTTTTTTCCGGCGTGTGTGTATTCACAGTACACATACCATTCGCTGTTTACACCCTCTGATTGGCCGCACAATACAGGGGTGGTGTAGGGAGTTTTTTGATTTGGACTTGTCAT